CAATTGGTTATCAAACTATGCTAGACCTGCACCACCATGGCCAGGTGCAGATATGCTTTTCTATGAAGACAAAGACGGCTTCAAATTTAAGTCATTACAAGTCCTAACTGATGGACCTGATGTAAACATATACAACACTTACAGTTATGATCCAAAGAATACTGAACAAGGAAATCTAACAGAAGAAGTATACAACGTGACAACCTATGAGATTCTCAACTCATATGATACATTGAATGCTGTCAACACTGGTATGTTTGCTAATCAATTAATATCAGTTGACATATTGACTCGCAAGAAAATAACTACAAATTTTGATTATTTACAATATTGGAATGATCCGGATACAGGTGGTTTGAACGATTATCCAGTGACCAATAATTACGTAAATCGTAAAGGTCAAAAGATGAATGAAGCAAGTCAATCTACATTGAAATTGGTGTTTTCAAACTTTGATGAAGCCAATAATGAAGTTGTTCAGGCAAATCCAGGTTCAGTTGCACAGAACATTTTTGCAGAGACATACATACCTTATAGAACAGCTCAGTTGGCACTAGCCAATTATACAAGAGTAAAGATATCAGTTCCTGGTGATCCTTTATTGACGGTTGGTACTGTTATTGAATTTGAATTGTTATCTAAAGATCCATCAAGTAAAGAACTAGATTTGTTCTATTCTGGTAATTATTTGGTCACGGCTGTCAGACACATGATTACACAAAATGATTTCAAGACAGTTTTAGAGGTAGCAAAAGAAAGTGTACCACATCAATATCCTGATATTAATGATGGTTCTATAACATGGTCTAATATTGTGAGTGGATAATGAAAACAGTAAATAATTTTGCAGGTCTTAATGGTTTCTACTGGTGGGTTGGTGTGGTTGAAAACAGAATTGATCCGTTAGCACTCGGTCGTTGCCAAGTCCGTATTTTTGGTTGGCATACAGACGATACAAGCCTAATTCCTACCACAGATTTACCTTGGGCTCACCCAATGAACTCAATAAATACGGCTAAACAATTTCAACCACTTGAGATAGGTGATTGGGTTGTAGGGTTCTTTATGGACGGTGAGAGTGGACAGTTTCCAATAATGATGGGTTATTTGCCTGGCTTTGCAGCTGCTGACACTGCAACATCGTCACCTGTTACAGAGAGTTCAGAAGAAGAAGAAAGTGGAACATAATGGCAACAACAGTATCAAGTTCAATTACAAACGCATCTAACATATTAACAAACTCGGTTAGTGCTGCATTGAGTGGTATACAAAATAATGCAGCGGCCATAACTTCAACATCTTTTTCCAATTTAGCACCAACAGATATCTTAAATGGTGGTGTTGTAGCTGAAGTTAAATCACCCCAATTGCCTAATGGAGGTTATTTTTACACCGCAGGTTCACAAACAACACCAGGTCTTTCCAGAGGTGCATTAGTCAATACAGCATTATTAAACAATAACAATAACCTAAGTCACGTTTGTGATTTTAAGTTTGATGTTGCAGCTAGTATTGGTTTAGGTGGACTAACTAATCCTTTTACAGAAATTGGCAATGCAATTAAAAATGGTAAAATGGCTGCTGCTAATGCGGTACGTGCTATGTTACAACAACTGCAACAAGGTTTTAGAACTGGATTGGCAGGACTATTGGAAGCGTTGAATTTAGATCCAACAGGACAAATTTCTTTAGCTATTTCTGCTGGTAAATATATTGTTAGAATATTGAAAGAAGTTCTTGCACAAGCTGCTCAGATTGCTTACGATGTTGCTTTTATATTAGCTTTACCCCAACAGTTGAATCAAATCATTAAATGGATTGAAAGTCTACCTAGTCAAATCAAAGCAATATTAGAGCAATGTTTAACGAATTTTAACAATTCATTGAAGCAAACTAATAATTCGATTAAGAATATACCAGGAATAAAACAAACATTTAGTAACTTATCAAATTCAGCCAACTCCGCAGCGAGTCAAGTAAACACAACTAATTCTTCATTGACAAATATTATTAATGGTTCAACAAATGGATCAGATGTAACGGGTTTAACAAATCATATAAATCAAACAGTTGCTGCAGCACCACCATCATTTGGTGCAACCGCAAACACAGCTTCTCAGCCATAAGGACATTGAATGGATCAACCAGATTTTTTTACAGCATGGACTGAGCCTGAATCAGCAGCAAATTCACAATATCAACCGGTATATCCATATAATAATGCCACACAGACACCTAGTGGCCATTCTTTTGAGTTGGATGACACTCCTACAAGAGAACGTGTAAGACTGCAACACCGCTCAGGTACATTTATTGAGATGCATCCTAATGGTGATGAGGTGCATAAGGTCTATGGTGATGGATATGAGATTACTATCAGTAATAAAAATTTACTAGTACAAGGCCGAATGAAGATTGAGGTGCTGGGTGATTGTGAAATTCACGTTGCAGGTGATTTAATTGAACAAGTTGATGGTAATGTAGAACAACACATCAAAGGCAACTATACACAAGTAGTTGAGGGTATCAGTAGTCTAACATCACAAGGGGATACAATTATTAATGCTGGTGGTGATATCACTGGAGGCCTAAAAATCAATACACCAGATTATATGCACATCAGCGGAGATTTTACTGTTGATGGTGAATTAGTTGCAGGAAAAATAACATCTACTGGCCGTATTGATGCTATGGACGGAATGAGTGCAGGATTAAGTGGTTTTGTTACAGTTTTAGGTGGTTTTTCTGCTGGTATTCCTATTGCAACACCAGGTAGCGTTACTGCGGTAGCAGAAGTTGCTGCTCCTTTAGGAACATTTGGTGTAATGAGTGCAGTTTGGGCATATGATACTGTTAACTTGAACCTACATAATTCACATATACATGTATCACCAAAAGGTCCAACTGGACCTCCAGTACCAGAAGAAATAGGAGTTTAATATATTATGGGAAGCGTCTACGCAAGATTAGGATTTAATTCTGATGATCCACATACCAATGCTTTGTCTCAATCATACACCAGTAATGTAAATACACAAATGACAATACTGCCATCATTATTGAGGCCATGGCAGGCTAATGCTTTAGCTAGTAATACGGTTAGTAACTTCTTTGTTAATCCTGTAGCTAATGTTGCACAAGAAATTTGGGACACATCCAACACATTGGTATCTTTAACAAATGGCTTATTTGCTAGTCCACCAAATGACTCAGTAAATGTTGCAGTAGCAAATGTTTACTCAACATCTACTATATTGTCATCCAATACAGCCAATTCTTATTTGTACATAACAAATAAGCAATCGAATGTGACTCCTCCTGATTCTGACCTCACAACACCACATTACACGACTGCTACTGCACAAGGTAAAATGTTGTCCTACATCACAAGTCAAACTGATGGAGTTGCAAATACATCTGTTATTATGGGTAACTTCTCAAGTGTTACATTAGGCAATACATTAGCCAATTTATATAGCACGATGACTTATTTTACTAATATTTTAGCAAATTCATTAACTGCACACACTATTACGTATGGTGAAGGTGAAGGAACAACATATTACACAACAAACGTCAGTACAGCAAATGCACAAGCTTTACAAAATGTGGTGTCCACAATTAACTTTGTAATGACTTATTATCCACAACAAGATTCACAATTCTTTCAGAATTCTTCAAATTTGGTACAACAATATGGTGTTTTGAGTCAATTTAATAATCTTGGACAGTCGCAAAACTTTCTTTTGAACAATTACATTGGTTCTCCATCACTTCTTGCCAATTTGAACTCATAAATATCAGATGGCAAATTTACAGAAAATCTACTCCGACATAGACTTAACGTTCAAAGCGTTACCGGTAACCAAAGATGTTGCCTTACGTTATGACGACCAGGCGGTTATAGCTTCTGTAAGAAATCTATTATTGACTAACTTTTATGAGAGACCATTTCAACCAAATCTAGGTTCTAACCTATCTGGATTGTTATTTGAACCTGCTACAAATGTAACCTCAAGTATTTTAGCAGACGAAATCAGAAATACGATAACAAATTTTGAGCCTAGAGCCAAAATCAATAATGTAAACGTTCAGTTTACACCTGACAAAAATGGTTTTGATGTCTTTTTGACCTTTTTTATTGGAAATAATACTACGCCAACGAATGTTAATCTTCTTCTTCAAAGGTCCAGATAATGGCATCTAATACGAATATTCAAGTTGCTAGCCTAGATTTTAGTGGCATTAAGCAAAACTTTATCAATTATCTGCAAACACAAGATACCTTCAAAGACTATAACTTCTCAGGTTCTGCACTATCTACGTTGTTGGATGTTCTTGCATATAATACACAATATAATGCTTTTTACTTGAACATGGTGGCTAATGAGATGTTTTTGGACTCCGCTTTACAGCGTTCTTCTGTGGTTTCTCATGCAAAAATGTTGAATTATGTACCACGTTCAGCGGTTGGACCTGTTGCAATCATTAATTTAAGATTTACTGGTGTTACAACATCAACGTATACACTGCCACAATATACAAATTTCCGTTCTGAAGCTATTAACAATGTGAACTATAATTATGTTACATTGAATGAGACAACTGTACCTGTGACAGCTAATGTGGCCACGTTTACTGGTATTGAAATTAAACAAGGAACACCACAAAACTATACATTTACTGTTAACAGTACAACAAATCCAAAATACATTTTTGAAATACCAGACGCAAACATCGACACTTCAACGTTACAAGTTACAGTCCAACAATCAGTATCTAATTCAGCATATCAAGTATTCTATTCAACTACAAATTATTTGGAGTTAACACCAACTGATCCAGTTTACTTCTTACAAGAAGCAACTGATGGTAACTACCAAATTTATTTTGGTGATGGTGTCTTAGGTCAACAGTTAAGTGATGGTAATATTGTTAAGATTACTTACGTTTCTACAAAAGGAACATCTGGTGGTTTAGCAAATGCTTTCACTTTGATGACACAGTTTGCACCATACACTTCAGTTACTGTCACTCCTTATCTTGCTGCTACACAAGGTGAAGACAAAGAAACTATTGATTCTATCAAGTTTCAGGCACCTAAAGCTTTTGCATCACAAGGTCGTGCAGTTACAAAGAACGATTACATTACACTATTACAACAAAACAATCTAGGTATCAGTTTTGATGCAGTATCTGTATGGGGAGGTGAAGAAAACAACCCACCTGTATACGGACAAGTATTCATTTCATTAAAGCCAACAGGTGCATATGACCTGACTGCAACTCAAAAACAAGTGATACAAAACCAAGTATTAAAACCATATAGCGTTTTAACTGTTCAACCCACACTTGTAGATCCAGATTACACATACATTCAAGTTTCATCTAATGTATTGTTCAATCAATCACAGACTTCAATGACTCCATCTGCATTAAAGACTGGAATTCAACAAGCAATTTATGGATATTCAGCTAATAATTTGAATACATTTAACTCCACATTCAGTTCATACGATGTGTTGAGTACAATCAATAACTATGACCCATCTATCATAACAAGTGATTTCAAATTAAATCTACAAAAGAAATTCTACCCAACATTAGGAACTTCTGAAACATACACATTGTATTACAACAGTTCATTACAAAAAGGTATGTTCCAAAGTGGTGTATCAAGTACACCAGGTATGCAGTTTGTTGATCCAGCTAACAATGCGAGTATCATTGATGGTGTTTTCATTGAAGAAATTCCTACTTCAACAGGCGGTGTTGATTCTATTTCAATATTGAATCCTGGTTTTAACTATCAATATGTGCCTACTATTAACATCGTAGGTGATGGAACTGGTGCTACTGCAACTGCTACAATCATCAATGGAAGTATTTCTTCTGTAACAATAACAAATGCAGGAACTGGTTACACAAACGCAATTGCAAATGTTGTTCCTGCACCTAACGATACAACTGGTACAAATGGTGCATTGATTGTTAAGTTGCAAGGCCAAATTGGTACACTAAGAACATATTACAACAACACATTAAATGTTAAAACAATTCTGAATGCTAATGCAGGAACAATTGATTATACAAATGGCATCATTACACTATCAAACTTTAATCCAGTCAACATCGACAACGGATTAGGCCAACTGACGATTTCAACAGTACCAACAACGACAATTATATCATCAACATTCAATAGAATCATTACAATAGATCCATATGATCCAGCAGCGGTAAGTGTTACGGTCAATGCAAAAAATTAGTAGTTAAGAATGATACAAAGTAATCAAAAAACATCGTTACTGGTACCGTACCAATTACCAAAGTTTATTGGTGAGGATCCAAATTACGCCAATTTTGTTCTCTTTATTCAGGCTTACTATGA